ACTTCACCCTATTACCTTTAATCCCCCAACCCAACCAGTAGTAGGCGGAGTTCATGTAATAGGGGAGTTGTTGGTAAGGCGTTTGAAATTCAGCAAGCTCGGCACGGAACCGAAGCTCGTTAATCATGTAACGGGTTTGACCTTTCAAACTACTTGGATCGCATCCGTATTTTTTACAGAATCTGCCGAGCCCATGATAACGACGCGGCGATGTCCATTGGATTAAACCGTACCCACCACGAAGGCAGCGATCGTAAGGAACGATAGCGCCACCCTCGCAAACATTGGGACGGAAGTTTGACTCCTGTTGAATGTTACCCATAATAACCGCCAGGGCAACAGGGTCTGTAATATCCGCTTTAATTTGCAGTTGTTCTAGAACGTATTGTTGCGCTGGGGTACAGGTGGGACATTCAATCATAGTAATCAGAACTTATACTTCACACCAACTTTGGTGCCATAGGAATTAACAGTGTCAGCAGCGAAACTAATTTCACCGTACACATCAAGCTTCTCACTTGCAGCAACCGAGCCGCCAGTCTTACCAGTGAACTTGGTTTCTGCTTCACCGCCATCAGGCGAGATCACAGAAGGACCAGCTTGGATGTAATAGCCAAGCACACCAGAGGAACCTTCGTAACCGACATGGAAGTCAGTAGAAGTACCGCTGTAGTCAGAACCGGTAAAACCAGAGTTAGCTTCCACATTGGCATAAGGACCAGCGAATGCGGGAGCAGCAGCAATCAGGGTTGCGGGGAGGATAGCAAGGAATTTCATTTGATTTTGAGTTTGTTTTTCTTAGCAGTTTTAGCGGAGCGTTTAAAGTTAGCAGCCGTGGGTGCTCCTTTAGACCCAGGCTTTCTCATTTTTTCACCACTGCCAGCAGCGATACGCTTACGTTTGGCGTGGATGTTTGCATAAAGACCAGGCTTAGCCATTACTTTTTCTTGCGGGATTTACCAGCTTTACTCATGGCAATAGCTACTGCTTGCTTTTGAGGGTAGCCTTCGATCTTCAGTTGTTTGATGTTAGCAGAAACTGCTTTCTTAGACTTACCCTTCTTAAGCGGCATTACCAGATACCAGGAATAATTTGACCAGTCAGCGCGTAAGCGCCAAGAGCAGCCATGACGCCAAGCATAGCAAGGCGACCGTTGAGCTGCTCAGCTCGTTCGTTGTGTGGGACACCGTAGGGATGGTCGGACATAATAAGGGGTGGCTCTTTAGCCCAGATGTTTGTGTCGTTCATTAAAATTTAAGTTCAGATCGGGCAAGCTTCTGCATGATCTCATCACGATACGCAGGGTCTTTGTCATAACGAGAGTCAGACATTGCCCGTACTACCTCTGCTTGACTCTTAAATGTGTCAGCAGGGGCAGCAGTTTTACCTTGAATCATTTTACCTTCGTAACCGTTTGCGTCAGTGTAACGTGCCTGGAGACCAGCAAGTGCCAAGTTAATGGCAGCAACGTTACCAGTATCAACAACGTTATCAAAGGCTTGAATCTCAGCTTCAGAGAAATTTTGTGCTGCCCAACCAACAAGTTGTTGATAAGCAGCCTCACCACCTACAGAGTTTTGGATGGTGTTGATGTCAGCTTGAGTAAGCTCAGCAGCAGCAGGAGCGTCAGCAGCAGGAAGACCTTGCTCATACTCAAAGTATGCTTGGATCAATTCCTTAGATGACATCTTCTCAAACTCAGCCAAGGTCTCAGCACTCAGCTCACCTTTAGAACTGAATTCTTCTGAAGCTTTACTGATGGCTTCAATTTGTGAAGAGTAGTTAGAAGGTTCTTGCTGCTGTTCCTCAGCTTGAGGTTCAGAAGCTTCACCTTCTCCATCACGTGCACCAAGTTTCTTTTCAAGTTCGATGTAAGCTTTTTCAAGCTCTTGTGCATCTCTGTACTTTCCAGCCAACCGAGCGTTAGCTTGGTTGATCATCTCTTCTCCAATAGCCAGAGACTCAGCTTGGTCGGCTTCCATGGCACCGACAACTTCGGGATCACTAGCTGGATCGTAGGATAGAATTTCTGCCATAATTTATTGCATTGGTGGGATGACGTCCTCACCCATTACCGCGTTGACAGTTTCACCTGCCATCGGATTCTTGGATGGATCAGCCAGGGGGGATTTAAGCATTTGACCTGCTTGCTGCATCATCATTTGATCTTCTTGTGCTTGTGCAGCATCGTCTTGTTCTTGTTGGATCTGCTCCATAGACTTCACAAGGTTCAGTACGTCAATACCTTGTGCAGCTGCCAGACGCTTGATAGCTTCGTCAGCATTGATGTATTGCATCAGTGCCTCAGGTCCAAGTGTCTGAGCAATGGTCATGATGAAGGAAGTGAGAGACTCACGATCTTGACCACGGCCAAGAGCATTGATACCTGCAACAATAGTAGGGTTGACCAGATCTTTAGGAATACGTGGGAGTTGTCCACTGCGTTGAAGAACCAGCATCTTGCGGTTCAGATAAGGAAGAAGGAACTCAACAGTCAGCAAGGAGAACAAACCGCCAAGCTGTTGTTCCAACTCAAGTTGAGTAAGACGAACTTCTTCAGCAGTAGTGCGTTCAGATTGACGAACGTTGAGAATAAGGAATGCCTCAGACAACCGACGCTCAAGCTGTTGCATCATGGTCATGGCAGTGTTGAAGTCAGCAGTCTTACCCACTTGGATAACACCGATGTCTTCGGGACGACCTTGAACGATCGCACCGTTGCCTGCCTTCGCCAGCGTTTGGGCTTTAGTCGTGCTTGAGGGTGATACCACGAAGACGACCTTAGCAGCCGCTGCAGAGCCTTCTACGAGGGACTGGGAGAGTGCATCAAGCGACTTAAGATCTCCCAAGAATTCCTCAACTCTACCCCGTCCATAGTTTTCGCCATCGACAGAATTGAAGCGCAGTACAAGCCAAGGACTAGCATCCTTTGGAGCTTTGCTATCGGAGCCTGGAATCTTTTTACCATAGACTTCCTGGTGCCAAACCCAACGATTGTTGTCGAGAAGTACATGAGTATAAACTTCTACGTCATTCTCATGAGAGAAACCTTCATCCACTACCGGGAGAGGTTCTTTAATGATTTCAGGAGGTAGAAGGTTTTTGTTAATCAGTTCTTTGGTTACGATCTCAATTATGTTACCGTTCCCATCTCTATCGACAACGTAGCGATTCAGTGGGTAATGCTTCAACCCTTCCTTACCCATGTAGATCAGTGCATTACCACCAACCACCAGATGCTTAAGAGCCTGGTGAACAACGACTCGATCACTGGAAGCAGCAATCGAATCCATCACCATACGCTCCATCTTGGCAAAGCTAAGGTCAAGCTCAGAGCGAATCTCAGCAGGCAGTTCGGTGCCTAGCTTGTCATCACGTACCTGAAGCTTGAAGAACGTAGTTTGAGGGGGTAGGAGGGACAGCATCAACTTGGATGCCAATGTCACTACACCCTTTGCACCTACGGATTGCCAAGGTTGACGGAGGGATTGATGGGTAACACGGAACTCATCACGTTGGATGAGGTAAGGAATGGTGAGCTTTGAACACTCAACCGCTGTGTCTAGAAATTGAGAACGATAGCTGGATAGATGATCGTACCTGCTTTTAGCGTTCATTTAATTAACCAATGTTAAGACCACCACCGGTGCCACCACCGATGTTAAGGGGGATACGAAGTGCTGCTAGACCACGTGACAAACCTTTAACAGTGCCGCGAGTAGAACGAGCAGTTCGAACACCACCACGGCTCATGTCCAATGTACTTTGAACAGGACGGGGTGCTGCATCAGGAACTTGAGCTTTGGGTTTCAAAGCATCAATCATAGCCTGATATTCTTTTTGTTGATTTTCTTGTGCAATACGCATAGCGGTAGCTTCAATACCAGCTTGCCGTTCTGCTGCTACACGTGTATGATGTGCTCGGCGGGATGCGCCCATGATTAAGAATCCTCATCAAGTCTGTTTTCGATCCACTCTACAACACTACGTTGACCAGCACGATACATGATGTGCCCAACGCTTGTGTCAGGAGTGGGATTGACGGGTGGAAAGACATCTTCAAGTTCTTCAAGAAGACGCCTTACGTCTAACCCTAAGTTAGGCGTATTGGGGTAGATTGGGGTTTGCATGTTCAAAGAACGCTGGCATACGTGCTCGTCGGGTGTCAGCAAGCTCAGGCGCTTTACCTTCGTACATCAGGCGATCACTGGAATCCAGCCAAAATTTTTTGTTTAGATATTTATTAGGATTGTTAGCCTTGAGTGGCTGCATAATCCAGTTAATAGTAGCCTTACGAAGTTTATCCAACGAAGGAGAAACCTCAAGGTTAAGCTCACGAGCGACTAAAGAGTTGACAGCAACGTGAACTTGTTCGTCACGAGAGATGTCAGCACTTACCGTGCGCAACCCCGCATCTCCGTTAAAACGGAAAAAGGGTAGTAGCACAAAGAAAATCGCACGTTCGGCAACCAGTGCCTTGAGGATCGTGTGATCCGGGTGAGCAACCCAAGCGTCGCGGAGGCGCATGGCTTCCGCTTCAGCTTGTTCGTCAACACCGATGGCATTGGTAATATAACCCAGTGCAAGGTCGTGTTTAATTTCGTCTTGGACATTGGATTGTAGGACTTCCCGTGCCAGCTTCGGTACATCGTTCCCAAGCGCATCAGTAATGAAGTCTCCTACCGGAAGTTCCATATGTCGGATTGCCAAAGCTCGGTAGATAGTTTCTTCCGCACCTTCGACAAGAGTACCTGCAGTTGTTTGTACAGGTGTCCAAGTTCTTTTACGTTCAAGGAGTTTTTGATAAGGGTTCATTCGCCGCAATTACAATCAGGAGCAGGGTCATTTAGAAGCGACTCCAGGTAATCTTCGACGTCTTCCTCATCCAAGG